TGAAATCCATTCAAGGCATTACGACTTTCGTCTGCGATGAAGCGGAAGAGTGGACAAGCGAAGATGAGTTCGACAAGATAATGCTCTCCATTCGCAAGAAGGGTATTCAGAACCGGATTATCATTATAATGAACCCATGCGATTCCAATCACTTCATCTACAAGAAATACATTGAGAAAACTCACAAGCTGGTAGAGATTGACGGTGTGCAGGTTCAGATTTCCACTCATCCGAATGTGCTCCATATCCATACTACGTATTTTGATAACTTGGATAACCTTTCTCCTGAGTTCCTGAAAGAGGTGGAAGATATGAAGGTGAGTAATCCTGAAAAGTATGCTCATGTGGTTATCGGCCGGTGGGCTGACGTTGCAGAAGGTGCTGTGTTCAAGAAGTGGGGAATTGTTGACGAGTTCCCGGCTTGGGCAAAGAAAATAGCTTTCGGGCAAGACTTCGGTTATACGCATGACCCGTCTGCTTCCATTCGTTGTGGTATCGTTGATAACGCCCTTTACTTGGATGAAGTGGATTACCGTACTGGATTGCTTTCTTCTGACATCATCAAGACTCTTCGCCCGTGGGGATTGAAAGTCATTGCTGACAGCGCAGACCCTCGATTGATTCAAGAGATACACAACGGAGGAATCAAGATATATGCCGTAGAGAAAGGTGCAGGCTCTATCAATGCCGGAATTGACAAAATGAAAGATATGGAGATTTATATAACCAAACGCTCGTACAACTTGCAAAGCGAGTTCAGAAAGTATGTTTGGGCAAAGGATAAGGACGGGAACTATATCAACGAACCGGAAGACCATGACAATCACTGTTTCGTAGGAGAGACTCTTGTAATGACAAGCGTAGGGAATAAGCGAATTGATAAGATTAGAAAGGGTGATTATGTACTCACATCAAACGGTTTTAGAAAGGTTAACAAATTCTTTGATAATGGATGTAGAAAGATATTGCATACTCGGTTGGTTTTTAGTAACTTTATAGTTGAAATAAAGGCAACGCCTGAACATAAATTTAAAACTATAAATGGATGGAAGCAATTACAAGAACTGACGAAAGGGGACGTACTCTATACGTGCAAGTCTTTAATGGCAAAGAATACAAATTATATGCCGGAGAACGTTATTTCTCCCGTGGAACTAAACGACTACATCGTGAAGTGTGGAAATTCTATAATGGGCAAATACCTAAAGGGTATCATGTCCACCATAAAGATGAAAACACTTGGAATAATGATATATCCAATCTTGAACTTGTTGAGATGCACGCACATTTACGGCATCACGCAGAAGAGCAAAGTAGAGACAATGAACTGCTTGCATGGAGAAGAGAGAATATTGCCAAAGCAAGCAAGCTTGCCGTTGGATGGCACAAATCAGAAGAGGGAAGGAAATGGCATAGCAAAAAAGCAAAAGAGCAATTTGCAAATGCAAAGCCGGAAACCTTCATTTGTGAATGGTGTGGAAAAGAGTTCTCTGCCATTTCAAACGGAAATAATAAGTTTTGCTCAAACAAATGCAAAACAGCCTATCGGTATCATTCAGGGACTGATAACGAAAAGAGGAAATGCAAATGGTGCGGCAATGAATTTGTTGCAAACAAATACAGCAAGACCGAATTTTGTTGTAGGAGATGTAGCGGACAATATTCTGCAAGCGTCAGAACTGAAAGAGATAGAGATAGTAAAGGAAGATATATGTAACGTTTACGATATAGAAGTTGAAGATATGCACGAGTTCTTCGCTAATGGGGTTCTCGTGCATAATTGTATAGATGCTGTACGTTACTATGTATTGGGTGAGCTTCTTGGTAAGATTCAGAAGCCGAAAGATTTAACAGGAATATTCACACACTAAAAATATAAACTATGCCATTGAATTTAGAAGAAATATTAGCATTGCCTGACATCGGGCAGAAGATAAACTACCTGAAGAAAGGTAGGAAGACTGAACTTCCCGACCGTTGCAAACTTTGGGATGATTGGAATCCGGAACGACATGAAATCATGGTTGACAAAAAGAAGTATCCGGACAGAAAGGTTCTTGAAAAAGAAGCAGAGAAACACTTCGATGAAAAAACTGGTAAGACTTATGAAATCGAAGCAAAGTATAAGACTGAACCGGTGAACCGTATCTCCATTCCATTGGAACAGGATATAGTGAATATTCAAACTGCTTTCACGGTCGGCACAGAACCGTCTATGGATTGCACTCCGACTGATGATGATGAAAAGAAGCTGCTGGATGCGGTAAAGGCTGTATTTAAATCCAACAAAATCAAATACCAAAACAAGAAGATTGTCCGTGCCTGGCTCTCCGAACAAGAAGCGGCAGAATATTGGTATGTTACCGATGATGATTCGTTTTGGGCAAAGTTTTGGAAGAAAGTTAAGACTACGTTCGGTGGCAAGGTCAAGCCCACCAAGAAACTGAAAAGCGTGTTATGGTCTCCATTCAGAGGTGATAAGCTATACCCGTTCTTTAACGACGAAGGTAAAATGATTGCTTTCTCACGTGAGTATAAAAAGAAGCTCATGGATGATTCGGAGGTCATCTGCTTTATGACTATCACGGATAAAATGGTTTATCAATGGGATTTGTCCAAAGGATATGAAGAAAGAACGCCTTTTGCTCATGGATTCCCAAAACTACCGGTTCTTTATGCTTATCGTCCTGAACCTTATTGCAAGAAGATAAAGACATTCCGTGTCCGGCTGGAAAAACTGTTATCTAATTATGCTGATTGTATAGACTACCATTTCTTCCCACTGCTGAAGCTAATTGGAGATGTAGAGGGTTTCATGGGTAAGGTTAAGGATAGAATGGTCAAACTTACAGGTGAAGGTGCGGATGCCCAGTATCTGACGTGGAACCAAGTTCCGGATACGGTACGTTTTGAAGCAGAAACACTCACTAATATGGCTTATGATATGTCAAACACTCCAAGAATATCGTTTGAGACATTGAAAGGCATAGGCAAGGCTTCCGGCACTGCTTTCCGCTTCATGTTTATGGGTGCACATATGGCGGTAGAAAATCACGGTGAGGTTATCGGTGAGTTCTTGCAGCGGAGAGTAAATTTCATTGTTTCCGCTTTAGGCTCTATCAATCCAACCGAGTTTAGCAAGGCATCGCAGACCATTGACATAGAAACAGAACTGGTTCCATATATGATTGATGATTTGAATGATAAGGTGACTACTGCCGTTTCCGCTGTCAGTGGTGGCATCTGGTCAACGCGTGAGGGAATCATGTTTGCCGGAAATGCTGATAGGGTAGAAGAGGAACTTGCAGAAATCAAAGAGGAACAAGCAGCAAAGAATGAGCAAATCGGAGATAAGGGAAAGAAAAACGCCTCTTAGTTAGAAAAATTACGGGACTTATAGTTTTAGTATAAGAAAAATAGTTAGCGGTGGCTTCAAAGAGTTGCCGCTATTTTTTTGCTCTTTTAAATTATAAATATTAGAATATAATTTTGAATTATAGAATTATATATGTATTTTTGTCACACGATAATTGAGTAACCAATGAGAATATTTACCGAACAAGCATTAAAAGAATATGCAGAGAACCATCCCGATTCAAAGGTCGCTTTGCAAGAATGGACTACCATTGTGAAAAGAAGCAAGTGGACCTGTTTTGCCGATATTAAGAAAACGTTTAATAGCGTTGATAGTGTAGGTAATCAACACTATGTTTTCAATATCAAAGGCAATAACTATCGTTTGGTAGTAGTGATTAAATTCACTATTCAGTTTGTGTATATTCGCTTTATTGGTACTCATAAAGAATATGATAAAATAGATTGCGCTAATATTTAGGATTATGACAAAGATAGAAAATCAAGCCCAATATGAATGGGCGGTGAAAAGAGTAGAGGAACTTCTTCCATTAGTGAAAGATGATACTCCTTTGAATGACCCAAATAGCATAGAATTGGAGCTTCTTTCTAATTTGGTTGCTGATTATTCCGAAGAACATTTTGCATTGGGAGAACCAACACTTGTGGATGTTCTTAAACTTCGTATGTACGAAATGGGGCTTAATCAAAAATCACTTGCAAAGTTAGTTGGTGTCAGCCCATCACGATTAAGTGATTATATATCTGGTAAATGTGAACCAACCTTGAAAGTTGCTCGTGAGATAAGCCGGAAGCTAAATATTGATGCAAATATAGTGTTGGGAGTATAAGTATAAGTTTTTGTCGTGATATATTTTAGGCGTGATTCATTCGGTTTCACGCCTTTTTTTATACCATTTTACGACAATCGTTTTATTGTCGTGTATCACCTATCTGATAATTTTTCACCTTCTTTATAAATAACGAAATTTACCGTAGAAATTTATAAATCAAATTCATACGGTATGACAATCTTAGAACAAATCTTAGCAGGGCTACAACAGAAATTCGCTGGGGTGGACACTGCTATTCTTACCCGCATTGCCACCAAAAAGGCAGAGGGTGTAACGGACGAAATAAAAGTAAACTCTATTGTTGAGGGTATCAGCTTTTCGGACGTGCTTAATTCCTATGGTGATTTCCGTGCCGGGGATGCTTCCAAGACCGCAGTTTCCAACTACGAGAAGAAGCATAACCTTAAAGACGGTAAGCCAATCGAGACTACCACAACCACCAAAACGGAAGAGAATAAAGACGATGTGCCTGCATGGGCGCAAGCTTTAATTGACTCCAACAAGAACCTTTCTGATAAGCTAACACAGTTTGAAGCAGAAAAGGCTCAAGCAACACGTAGCCAGCAGATTTTGGCAAAGGCAAAGGAGTATGGTATTCCCGAAAACTACGCCAAACGATGCGCCATTAAGGACGATGAGGACTTGGACGCATACTTCAAGGACTTGAAGCAGGAGTTTGCGAATGACGGCTTTAAGGGTGTAGTTCCTCCAGATACAGCAAAAAAAGAACTGGAGAATGAGACTCAGGCGTTTGCGAAAATGATTGCAGACGACACTAAAGAAATTGTAGAACAACAAAAACAGTGATTTTATGGCAGCAGGATTTAAGTATAATCTTGAACCGGAAGTTGAGCAGGAAGAACGCTACGACGTAGAAACCGGACGCAGACGCAGAGGTCCGTATAAGTTGGACACAACCAACCTCGTTGTCGGCTCGTACTTGCCCTCATTCACACCGATTGCAGCTGACTTGGTGAAGAAAACATCCCAAGTGGCTATCCGTGTGGAAGTATATGAGAAGTTTACTACAGGCTCCAATACCACATTGAAAATCAAGAAACGTTCTTTGGCTTACAAAGGTATGCACTTGGGTAACGGTGCGCATGGAGCGACAATCAACGCTATTGACAAGGCTGACAAAGCTTTTGATAAGCTGACGTTAGCGGCAGACTTTGGAGAAAATCTAGAAGCTGGAACAGTTCTTTACGAAGCGACAGCCGCAGACGGTACAACGCCCAAAGTTATCGCAAATTCAGCTCTGTATGAAAGGAAGCAGGTAGAGGATGGCATAGTATTGGTTTCCCTTTTGATGCGTGCGTTTGAAATCGAACCGACCAAGCTGGTAATGCCTTTCGCAGATATTGACAAGGCGAATATGCCGCACTTCCAGTTTAATGCTCAGGATGTCAAACAAGAAAAAGACACTGTATCAATTCCTAAGGCTTCTTCCAGTCGGGACGGATTGATGAGCAAGGAAGATAAAGCCAAATTGGATGGGGTTGCAGCACAAGCTAACAAGTATACTTTAACAGCAGCTACGACTTCTGCTCTTGGAGGTGTAAAGCAGGCAGCCAAAGTGAATGATGCATCTGGTACGGTGTCGGTAGAAAACTTTAACGGATTATTGACAGCGTTGAAAAACGCAGGTATAATGGCAAAATAAAGAAAGGAGGACTAATATATGATGCTAACTATTCATACATTGTTTAATGACCCGAACATTGTAAATGCAGTGATTCAGCGTGTCCTCAAGACAAGAAAGGACACAATTTATTGGCAGCAGTATTTGGGCTTCCGTAGGACTACTACTCGTGTATTTAAAGACTACATCGGTCAGGTTACTGGCGTGATGGCTGGTTCCATCAACTCCCGTTATGGCGAAAAGCCTATTCGTGAACGCAGGAATATCGGTTCCGGATATGGTGAGATTGCCTATTTGGGTGACCGCTATCAAATCTCAATCGACCGTTTGTCTGACTTGCAGGACTTGATAGATAAGTATAATGCCGCCAAACCGGAAGACCAGAAAGCAGCCATGCGTGAAATCGTGGATTTTATCTATGACGATTATCGTCAGGTACTTCTTGCAGCCCACAAGCGTATGGATATTATTGTAGGCTCTCTGTTGATGACTGGAGCAGCAAGCGTGAAGAATAAGGACAAAAACGCAGGAGGTGTTGAATTACTGAACATCGATTTACCCTTCAAGTTCATCAAACCGGGCACTGAAGATAAAGACCATTTTATCACGTACTTGCAGCAAACACTTAATGAATTGAGAGCTATCTACGGTACATTCCCGAAAATGATTATGAGCCGTGGCACATTCGTCAAGAATATTATCGGTTCAAGTGAATTTGGAGATAAGTTCAAAATGCAGCTTACAGGCAATGAAATGTATATGTCTACCGGGCTTATCACCTCGCAACTGGCTTCTACCATTTTTACAGGTATCGGACTTCCGGCTATTGAAATCAAGGAAGATTATGTGGTAGACCAAACAGGTAAGAATATCCCCATTTATGCAGATGGTCGTATTTCCCTGCTTCCGCAGGATAAAATCGGTTATATGCGCTTCCACACTCCTTATGAAGCTGTGGATGGTGTACCGGGACGTAATTACACTCAGGCAGATGGCGATATGCTGATTTCAGGTTACAAGGACGGCAATGGTCGCTATCTGGAATACACAGCCGAATGGATTCCGCAGATTGCGAACCTGAACCTGATTGTGAACTTCGATTTGAGTGAGATGAACGCATGACAGTAAACGATTATATATTACAGAAGTTTCAGACCTTCGGCGTTAACTTGTCGGAGGCTGACCTTTTCGATATATGTCTGAACGCAAAGATAAGCGGAGGGGGTGAGATGAACGAGGATTGCCAAACACGGGTGTCGGTGGCAATTGCGAAGTTCATCCCCTCTCTATTGCTTCGTGCCACTTCCATCAGCGAAAGCGGTTTTTCTATGTCTTGGAACATTCAAGGCATTAAGGATTACTATTCATTTCTGTGTAAACAGTACGGTTTGAAAGACGAACTGGGTAACAAACCTAAAGTGACTTTCTTATGATATTCGCTCCACACATATTGCAGGTAAAAGTTATCACCCCGATGGATAAGGATGAGTTTGGCAGACCTATTCCCGGAACAGGTGGTGAATACTGGCAGGAAGTATGCAAGTGCCGTTGTGATGATAACACTACCAAAGAGTTTTCATCTGATAACGGCTCTGTGTATCGCCCTAACTATCATGTAGTATGTGAGAAAAGAATTACTGTCAAGGCTGGCGATGAAGTACGTTGCATGGATGGTGATGGCGTAAGAGGTCAAGGCGAAGTCTACACGATAAAGAGTACAAACTACTTTAACTACTCGGAATTATGGATGTAGATTTCGATTTCTCAGATGTTGACTCCTTTTTCGATGAAGGAGAATGGGAGGTCGAAAAGAAGATGATTGATGTAGGTGATGAAGCTGTGAAGTACGCAGAGGAACATGGGGATTATCAAGACCATACACTCACTTTGAGAACGTCCAATGATTACGATGTCGATAAAGATGGTTTGACACTGAAAAACGAAGCGGAATACGCATCATTCGTAGAATCTAAAGGGTATGATGTTTTGAGTAGTGCTGCTTTATATGCGGAGAAACGATTAAAAGAAGAATTTGAAAAATGAAAAAGTACATTGGAACAAAACAGATTGAAGCAGAACCTATGACATTGGGTGAAGCTTGCAGTAAAGGCTTGGTAAAAAGTGAAATAGAAGAGAATGAGTCTTATAAACTAGGATATCACACTCGTACTGAATATGGCTATGAAAGTTGGTCACCCAAAGAACTGTTTGAAGAATCATATCGAGAAGTCAAGGAAGAAACTCCTATCTGTTTCGGTGATGCTATCGAAGTGTTAAAACAAGGTGGGGCTGTTCGTAGAAGTGGTTGGAACGGTAAAGGTTTGATGGTATTCAAACAAGTGCCAGCTCATATCGAAAGCGACATCATCCCTAAGATGCAATCGCTTCCCCAATCGGCAAAAGACCTTATTCTGAAAGGTAAGGGATTTATTGACTATACAAGCCAGTGTCTTATCTACAACGAGAATACCGGACGCGCTGATTCATGGGTTCCGTCTATCAGTGATGTATTTGCAGAAGATTGGGAGATTGTGGAATGATAGTAACTACCGACATAGGAAACATCCTCTACCGGGACTGCAAGGCTTTCGGAATAGATCTAGTGCCTGATGGTGAAACGCTGACGGGTGAATTGAAGTCCGAAAGGATTGTCATCCACACGAAGAAACAACAGCCGGGAAAGTATTGGAAGAAATCTTTCGCAGAAGTGAATCTATGTGTACCCAATTTAAGCGAGAATGAAGCGAACACAATCCGGCTTAACGAACTCGAAAGAAAGGCTGGCAAGCTGCTTGATGATGTAGTAAGCACCTATGACGGTACAACCTATCGTTATTCTATCGAATCAATTGGCACGGAAGCGGATACAGCTTTGAAATGCCATTACGTGAATGTGAGAATTTTATTTGAAGTAATAAATGTAAAACTATAAGATTATGATTTCAGCAGTAGGAATAAAAAGAATCTTGTTTGCCGACATTGATAAGGTAACGGCAGACATTACCCCCGAAATCGCAAAGACTTTGATTCAAGCCGCTATCAAAGCGAAAGATGAGGTTTTGAATGTACACGGGGAAACGTGGCAGATTGAGGAAACGGAAGCCTCTGTCACCGGGTACAAGAACCAATTAACGGGAAAGAATTACCGTTACGATGATGTGCCGGGAGAAGTATCGCCCGCTTTCTCTATCGGACAATATGACTGGAAGACCAAGAAAGCGTTCATGGGTGGCGATGTTATTCAGGCAACATCTAAAGATGTAGGTTGGAAGCGTGCTTTGGATAAAGTTATTATCAACAAAGCATTGTTCTGTCTGACCGATGATGATGTCTGGTTCATCTTCCCAAAATGCCGTATTGTTTCCCGTGAAGCCAATACGGATAAGGCAATTGCAATCGCTGTAAAAGGCTTGGTGCAGGAACCGGGAATCGAAGGTGTTTCTTCTGAGTATAACTATGAAGAAGGGCAGATTAAAGCTTTGCAGGCATGAACTACAGTAACCATTGTACCTACTCCTTCCGATGCGACCGTAAAGCTGGACGGTGCAACGGTCAAGTCAAAGCAGGTGAATGCTGGGGCTACCGTTCACTATGAAGTGTCGAAAGTGGGGTACGTCACTCAGTCAGGAGATATTAAAACCACTCCTTCTGAAGTTGATACCACTCTTAAAAAAGAGATAACATTGGTAAAAGCACAAGAGTGATAACCGGGGGATGGATATATACCATTCCCCCTTTTAGTTTAAGAATATGAATCAAGCAGCAAAAACGGTTTCTGATGCTTTGTTAGGGCTGGATTTCATGAATGTGGAGATAGGAGGGATGGTTTATACCATTAAACCTCCTACAATTAAAATTATCTGTCGTGCCATTCATCATTTTTCCAATATCGGCATGACTGGAGATAATGTCATGGAAGCTATTAAAGAGCTTCCTGAAGCTACTGAAGATATGCTGAAAGGTATTTCATGCTTCATCTGCGGGAATGATAGTTTGGTCAAAGAATTGGAGAACGGCACTTTTGAAGAAGTCAAAGATGCCTTGAAAGTCTGTTTCTCTATGATGGATATTTCGGCTTTTCAGTGTGTCAGCTCGATGAGGAACGTGTCGATGCTGGCAGCAAGACCGAAACAGTAGGAAACACAACGTTCTTCGGGCAGATAGCCCATTTGATTGACACGCTGCATCTGAGTTATACAGAAGTGTTTGAGATTATCCCTTATCGGAATCTGCTGATGATGCAACGGGATAAATTACGCGCAGTATATGGTGGTCAGAAGGTGAATAGAATCAGTGGTAAGGAATTGGCTAATCGTAGGAAAAAGAAATAGATATGTCAAAATTATATTTTAAGATAGGTAGTGACTGGGAAGAAGTTGTAAGACTTCGTAATGAAATTGCAAAATTAAAGCAGGAGTTAATGAGCATGGATGGCACGCAGTCTCCTGCTGCTTTCAAGGCTCTGAATACCCAGTTATCTGCATCCAACCAAAGATTGGATGAGTTGGTGACTAATGCAGCCAAAGCTGGAGCAGAGATGGAAACAGGATTCAAAAGGAAAATCTTCGATGCTTCTCAGGTAGTGAATGGATTGTCGGAAAAAATAACATTTCAACGTGGAACTATCCAACAATTGAAAAATGAGTTAGTAGGATTAAAAGACAAGTATCGTGAAGCATTAAAACAGGATGGTGATACTTCTTCCTTAGAAGCTAAAATAAGGTCTACAAATGAAAAATTGAAAGAGCAAAAAAGTTCTTTATTTAACCTTACCCAGGAACAGGCTAACGCCCGCTTGTCAGTAAAGAAGCTCCGCGATGAATATGCTTTGTATCGGCAAGATGGTGAAAAAAATGTAGATGTAACTAAGCAGGTGGAACAAGCCATGTCTAATATGGGTAAGAAACTGCTGGGAGGTTATTCAATCAAAGAATTCTTGTCAAGTATGATTCGTGTTCGTGGAGAATTTCAATCTATGCAGACCGCTATTGAGACTATGGTTGGAAAGGATGTGGCAGGACAACTGATTCCGCAAATCAAGGAGCTGGCTAAGATTTCTCCACTTACTATGTCAGATATGGTTGGAGCAGAAAAGATGATGCTTGGATTTAACATACAAGCAGAAGACACTATCAAATACTTGAAAGCCATTAGTGATATTTCTATGGGGGAATCCAGTAAGTTCAATTCGCTAACTTTGGCATTTTCACAGATGTCAGCAGCGGGTAAACTTATGGGGCAGGATTTGAATCAAATGATAAACGCTGGATTCAACCCGTTACAGATTATCTCCGAAAAGACCGGAAAATCTATCGCAACTTTGAAAGATGAAATGTCCAAAGGTGCTGTTTCCGCTGAAATGGTTCAACAGGCATTCATTGATGCAACTTCCGCAGGTGGTAAGTTCTATAATATGTCTGAGAATGCTTCAAAGACTATCAATGGTCAGTTGTCTATGATGCAGGATGCTTTGGATTCCGTGTTTAACGAATTGGGAACAAAGTCGGAAAGTGTTATCATGGACGGTATTCAAATGACAACTTCGTTGATTCAGAATTATGAAACAGTAGGTAGGATCTTGGCTGGATTAGTGGTTACTTATGGTACATACCGGACCGCAGTGATGCTTGTTACTGCTGCCGAAAGTAAACATACTCTTGTGGAGATTGGACTTACCAATGCCCGTTTATTGGCACGAAAAGCGCAGTTAGCTTTAAACGCTGCAATGCTTACCAATCCTTATGTGTTATTGGCAACGGCAGTTGTAGGGCTTGGAGCTGCCATGTGGACATTATCCGACAGCACAACATCTGCTGAACGTGCTTTGGACTCGTACAACAAGAAAATAGAAAAACTCGACACGGACGAAGAAGATCGGAAACGTACTTTGGAAGGTCTTGTTAGCACCATTAATAGCGAGGTGGAAGCCGAGACCACTAAACTTAAAGCCTTAAAAGACATTGAGAAACTATATCCTGTACTTTTTAAGAAGTATGTCGATGAGAAAGGT